ACCCCAAGAACGGAAACCAGATGTGGGATTCCTATAAGTATTATTCAAAGACTTGCGGGGCTGAGTACGATGACCGGCTTGTAATGAACTCGATCACCGAGACGCACAATATTGCGTTCAATCGTATTGAGGAGTTTGTCCCTGATACAACAGTTAAACTTCCAGACTTTGTGGTTCCAGCTGGTTCCACCGACAGTGAGGCTTTGGTGAAGTACGCGTTGGAGGGGTTGCGGGAACGCAATTTTCACACCGACAAAACCTATGTAGACCGCCTGCGTCAAGAACTTGATGTTATTGACGAGCGAGGCTTTAGTAAGTACTTCTTGACCATGAAGGCTATTTCAGACAAGGCGAACGAGGTGCAGTTGACTGGCCCCGGACGAGGTTCTGCAGCCGGTTCGCTGGTAGCATATGTCTTGGGCATCACACAGATTGATCCCATCAAGTATGGGCTCCTCTTCGAGAGGTTCCTGCGCAAGGATGCGACGGACTATCCCGACATTGATTATGATGTCGCGGAGCCAATGGAACTCAAGGAGATGCTCATGGAGGATTGGGGCAAGAACTCGGTCATCCCAATCTCTAACTGGAATACCCTTCAGTTGAAGTCATTGATCAAAGACATTTCTAAGTTCTATGGTATTGAGTTCAGTGAAGTTAATAAAGTAACATCAAACATGATCTTCGAAGCAACCCCCGCAGCCAAGATGAAGCACGGAATTAAGGCGGGAGTTTATGTTCCGACTTGGGAAGAGGTGATGGAACTATCGCCCTCCTTGCGCGGCTACCTAATAAAGTATCCGCACATCAAGACGCACGTTGAGGCATTGGTGGGACAGGTTCGTTCCTGCTCCCGTCACGCCGGCGGTGTATTGATTGCCGATGATTTGAACGAGCATATGCCGATCATTAGTTCGGGAGGGGTGCGACAGTCACCTTGGGCTGAGGGGCAGAACCTCCGGCACTTGGAGCCACTCGGGTTTATTAAGTTTGACCTCTTGGGGCTCTCGACACTTCGAATGATTGATGGCGCAATCCGTCACATCTTGAAGCGACACCACAACAACCCCGACCCGACGTTCGAAGACGTCAAGGCATTTTACGATGAACACCTCCACCCGGACAAGATTGATTTCGACAATCAAGAAGTGTATAGGAATATATTCCAGAAGCAAAACTTCGCCGGTATTTTTCAGTTTACTGAACAGCGGGCACAGGAATTCTGTGCGAACGCAAAGCCGAAGTCCCTGGTTGATATCTCAGCCATCACTTCGATCTATCGTCCAGGTCCACTTTCCGCCAACGTGCACGAGCAATACATTCAAGCTAAGGGGATGCCCCACGAGATTGATTACATCAACGAGCAAGTAAAGGACGTAACTCAAGAGACTTACGGGTTCCTGATTTTCCAAGAGCAGATCGCGCTACTTGCGCATAGGCTGGGCAAAGACCTCACACTAGACGAAGGCAATATGCTTCGAAAGGTATTGACCAAGAAGGGCACAGGCAAGGGAGCAAAGCTCAAGAACCAACTCAAGCAGAAGTTTATCAACGGCTGCGTCGAGAAGGGCATTCGCCATGGCGAGTCCGAGGACATGTGGGAGAGGTTTGAGTACTTCTCGGGCTATGGCTTTAACAAGTCTCACGCCATCTCCTACTCGGCAATCTCGTTCCAGTGCGCGTGGCTATACAATTACTATCCGGTAGAGTGGATGGCATCGTTCTTAGACAAGGAACCAGAGAAGCGCAAGGAGAAAGCTATCAATATCGCGAAGTCGAACGGCTTTGAGATTGTTGAGGCGGACATCAACACCTCGTCGTTTGTGTGGGAGATCGATCCCAACAACTCGAAGCGCCTCTATCAGCCCCTGGCAGGACTCAAGGGTCTTGGTGACGCTGCAATTCAGCAGATTGTCGACAACCGGCCGTTCAGCGACATCGAAGAGTTTTTGTTCCACGACGAGATTGTGTACAGCAAACTGAATAAGAAGGCACTGGATGTGCTGGTACGCTCAGGCGCGCTGAACAATCTGATGGACGAGCGCTTTAGCGGCCGGAAGCACTTCTGGTCGGCAGTTGCAGTCGATCGTGTGTATAGCAAGAAGAAGTTTCTCGAAAACATCGAGGAGTATCGCGCCGAAGAAGACTTCAGTGTTGAGGAAGAGATTGACAACCTAACGACCCTCACTGGAATATTCCCCATGCATTTGGTTATGACACCAGAGGTACGAGATCGCTTGGAGGCAAACTATGTGCCTCCCGTATCGGACTATGATCCCGACCTGGGATTGGTATGGTTCATACCACGAGAGATTATTCGAAAGAAGACAAAGAACGGAAAGCCCTATTGGATTGTCGCCGTAATTGATTCAAATTCGGTCTTGACAAAGTTCCGATGTTGGGGTATAGTAGAGGGTAAGGATAGGATTCACTTGAATCGTCCTTATATGGGTAAACTAGATTTCGACCCAGCGTGGGGGTTCTCAACTCGCTCGATTAAAAGAAATCTAAGATTGTTAGGATAAAAATGATTTTACAATATCATATGTTGCGAGGATGCGACTACCCGCCCTTGAGGGCGAACCCCAGCGATGCTGGTCTAGATTTAAGGTGGACTCCCACCGAGCAGTCCGAATCGGCGCTGTCAATTGCCCCGGGCGAAAGCGTCCTGGTACCTACCGGATGCGTTTTTGGAATTCCCCATGGGTACATGATGGAGATTAAGAACAAGTCAAGTGTCGCCCATAAGCGGCAACTGTTGGTTGGCGCATGCGTTGTGGACAGCGGCTATGAGGGGGAGGTTTTCGTAAACCTTCACAACATTGGAAGCGAAACTCAGCACCTCGACCCCGGCGATAAGGTCGCCCAGGCGGTGGTGATCCCTGTTGTTCACGCGCGCTTTATCGCATCAGAGTCCCCCGACATTTATGATTGGTACCCCATTACCATTTCTCATCGAGGAACGGGCGCGTTAGGATCAACAGGAAAGTGAAAAAGCTACGCAAGGTTAACCGAGAGAAACGGAAACAAAACCGCCGCGATGCTAAAGAACGCCTCGCGGACCAAGCCGGCGCAATGATCAACCATCCCACTGAATGCTGCGTGTGTGCGACCAAGTTTGAGCGCAACAAAGAAACTGTAAAAAGCTGGATGGTGACAGTTATTTCAGAAAAGAAAGTTGTCCATCTCACGTGCCCCGAATGTTGGGTCAAGGTCGAAGGGTTAGTTGAATGTCACGAATAAGGGGATACCACGCAGAGTTAGTCGCCGCACAATATCGCGATCTATTTAACAAAAAAGAGTATAGCTTTTTTGATGGAGACCACTCCTTCAATGTTAATATAGTAGGCGTCCGCAATCCAGCTGGACGCGTTAATAAGTTTGACGATCTGTTGGTAGCCATTTACCGAGACTCGCATAAGCGGTGGGTTGTGGACTCCTATCAGATCACTACGGACCCCGGACTCTACTGGCTCCAACACCCCATGAATGTAAAGGGTACGGCAATTATGTGCCCCGGGCATTATAGGGGAGCTTATAAATTGGGCAAACATGCCGGCAAGTATGAAGCGCTATGTCAAAGGGGCGGACCTATTGAAGTGTGGCGAGATAGTAATCTCGACAACCGGCATGATATGTCTAACGAATCAATCGACCGAGGCTTTTTTGGTGTTAACATTCACAAGGCGGGTCGGAATTCCACCCGGGTAGATAAGTGGAGCGCCGGGTGCCAAGTTTTTAAAAATGACGGCGACTTCAAAGAATTTATGAAAACAATACATAGTGCGAAGAAGAAATTTGGCAATAGTTTTACATACACGTTACTTGACGGCACTGAGGTAGAAAAAAATGAAGATTAAAGGACACGCCACAAAGGGACTCGCTTATGATGATGTTCTCTTGATACCTCAGTACTCAGATATTAAAACGCGCCGCGAGATTAGCATCGCCAACACCTTAACTACTGAGCGAGATGGACATTATACGTGTGCCCTGGATCTACCCATCCTCGCCAGCCCCATGGATACCATTTCAGAAGAAGAAATGGGAGTGGCTATGTGGCAAGAAGGGGGTTTGGCTGTAGTGCATCGGTACAACACTGTTGAACGACAGGTGGAGATCGTGGACCACATTATAGCTGCAGCTGGCTGTAACGCTGCAGCAGCGATAGGAACTTCCGGAGACTATTTAGAAAGAGCAGCTGCCCTCGTGGGGCTCGGCGTCAGAATCCTGTGTATTGATGTGGCACACGGACACCACATCATGATGAAAGAGGCACTCAGCGCCCTTCGCGAGTCTTTTGGAGACACCGTTCATATTATGGCGGGCAACGTTGCAACCTTGGAGGGTTATAATGACTTGGTCGATTGGGGAGCCGATAGTGTGCGCTGCAATATTGGTGGCGGTTCTATTTGTTCAACTAGGATTCAGACTGGCCATGGTGTCCCGGGCTTTCAAACAATTATTGATTGTGCTCGATCGGACCGGCGAGCGGCCATCATTGCTGACGGAGGAATACGGAACTCTGGTGATATTGTCAAGGCTCTGGCAGCTGGTGCTGACTTCGTTATGCTTGGCTCTTTGTTATCCGGTACTGATGAAACTCCTGGAGATGTAATCAACACCCGCGAGGGCAAGTTCAAATCGTATCGCGGGATGGCTAGCAAGGATGCTCAAATAGAATGGCGCGGCAAGACAGCATCCCTTGAGGGCATAGCTACGACTGTGCCGTGCAAGGGACCCGTTGAGGATGTCCTGCGCGAACTAGCACGTGGCATCCGCAGCGGACTGTCATACAGCGGCGCCCGCTCCATTGTGAAACTACAAAAGAAGGCGAAGTTTATGCGCCAGACGGGAAGCGGGCAGACCGAAAGCTCTACTCATATACTAAAAAGATGAGCGATCCGCGAGAAAACTATTCTATTTTGACATTTGGAATTGATTCCAAATTGCATGAGAATCTAAAGATAAGGCTCTATTACGATCAAATTCGTAACCAAAGTCAATTCTTTAGGATGTGTGCCGAATCTTATTTGGCACAAGATAAGTTGTTCATGGAGTTTTTTGATGAGGCTAAAGTGGAAATGAAAACACAATCAAAAACTAGAGCTACAAAGTCACGTAAGCTGCGGCAAAAGGGGGAGGATCTGATGAAAGATCTTGCTCTCAGTTCAGCTGAAGTGGAGAATATATTTGATTTACTAGAAGAGGAGTTACCAGAATTATGAAAGATTGCGCAAGAGAATGTTATCTCGCAAAGAAAGTTTGCACCAATACAGAATGTCGTCTTAACATAGAATATGAACAAGATTTAAATTGTACGCTCATCGCCGTTCAAAAGTATGGACCCATGACCCTAGAGGAGATTGGAAAGCGTCATCACATTAGTACTGTGCGCGCTAAACAGATCGTAGATGCTACGTTGGTCAAATTAAAAAAGACATTACTACGAGAAAATACTATTTAAAAGTAGCATAATCGCGATATGTTAGGAGATGACCGACGATGTCAAATAAAAAGAATCTATTGAATGAAACGCAAGTCCGTCAGTTTATGAAGCTGGCGTCCCTGCAACCTCTCACCCCGGGTTTTGTTAACGGGCTGACAGAAAAGGTCGAAGAAGACCTTGAGGAGGGTACCAAGGAAGAGCTTGACGAGTCCCCCGGTCGAGGCGCCGATGAGTACAACAAGGGGGGGCAACACCGCGGCGGTGGCGTCAAGGGCGGCGGCGAGCCGGTGAATGAGCTGGTGTACCGCGGCGAAGACGAAGAGCTAGAGTCAGAGTTGGGCGCCACCGAAGACGAACTGGGCGATGAAGATGCCCTCGCCGACGAAGAAGGCGCAGAGCTTGACGACGTCGAAGGCGCCGAGGTTGATGCCGAGGTTGAAACCAGTCTAACTATCCGCCAAGTGGTCAGCGCCATTGAAGCTGCACTTGAGGAATTGCTCCCCAATGAGGAAGTTGACGCCGAGTATGTTGGCGATGACGACATGGATGTTGAGGCAGAAGAAGAGTTCGCACCGGAAGGTGACGAAGTCGTTGCTGATATTGAAGTTGGCGAAGAGGAACTCGAAGAGGTTTTAGGCTTCGGCAAGAGCAAAGAGGAAAAAGAGCAGGAGAAGAAGGACATTAAAGCATTGAGCGTCACATCTCCCGAGCGCACGGCATATGATAAGAAAACCGGCGGTTCCGGTGCACAGAAGATAGGACGTCCCAGCCGGTACTCCGTCGACTCGAGCGCGGCCACTTACAAGGAATCCACCGAGAACACCGACGAACTCGTTGAGCAGATCACCAAGCGTGTTGCTGCACGAATTCTGAAGAGCGCTTTAGCTAAGAAGTAAAGATAACGCTTGACTTTCAAGCACTCCTAACGTATACTAAAGACTGTGAGGTTAACCTCGCAGTCTTTTTTTATGAGGTTTATATGCATGAAGTAACTAATGGTGAATTAATGGCGTTTGTGGTCCTGGGGTTTGCTCTCGGAGTATTCGTCAGTGTCTATCTCACTCGAATTTTAGAAGTGGTGCACATGTGGCGCTTCACACAAGAAGTGGTGGCCCACTGTCTCTTGATGTGCGTAAAGATCATGGAGGATATAGCATTCCTCTCGGAGGTAAAACGAAAGCACATGGCTGCTTCGGACTTTACCCCCGAACAAATTAAACAATTTCAAGAGGTTGACGAAAGAACCTTGACAAACTGGAAGGAATCAGTTATACTATCCTTACAAATGGCCGCTCCACCGCGATTTCGGTCCTTTATGCCGTTTACCACTTGGAAAGAAGCAACAAGGTTTCTGGACGAGGCTCATCAGGCAGCAATATTAGAAAGAAAGAAAAATTATGAACTATGATACCGATCATGAAGAAGAAATAGAATACTCCGAAGAGGAAGAGGAAACTCCCGAAGAGGAAGAGAGCGCTCTAATCGGACTATGTACCGACATCAATGAAGAGTCTATGAAAGAAATAGCTTTAGGTCTCTTAACCCTTAACGGAGGAAAAGTACTTCCTACATCTGGCGCTGCAGAAGAACCGCGCCCCATCGACGTAGAGTTCTTTATTTCTTCCAACGGGGGGTCTGTGAATGACATGTTTGTTCTTTATGATTTGATGGAATTGGTGAAAGTCAGCCGCGACATCGCGACGTTTGGGTATGGACGTGTTGCTTCGGCAGCGGTCCCTCTCCTGGCGTTCGGAACCCCCGGCAAGCGCCACGTTTCAAAGAATGCTCGCATTATGATTCACCATTGTTCTAGCGAAGTAGGGGGGAGCCACGCTACAATTCGCACCAACTTTAGCGAACTTAAGAAGGTGGAGGCTATGATGGTTCAGGCTCTCGCGGATAATTCCAATCTTTCAGTCGGTGATTATTACGAGATTTTCTCTAAAAATACAGATCAATATTTCTCAGCGCAGGAAGCATTAGAAATGGGTCTTGTTGATAAAATCATCTAATTAGTACTGACCATACGAGGAATACCCATGGATATTGATGCACTAGTGGAGACACACTTTAAAAAGAACCGA